TTACGGGGACGGCAATCTGCCACATTCCACCCCAACTACCACCATCCCCGTCAAATGCCAGACCGCCGCCATCATGATCCCCATGTTGAAGGCAAACTCGTTGGCGCAGCTCTGCTTGAAGAACTCGCCTTCGAGGAACATGCAGGACCCCTTGCAGAGCTGAACGACGGGGCATGACATGCATTCCTCTCGGAAGGCAAAATGCGTCGCGGTATCGAGCGCGATGGCGTCAAACTCGGCGACATGGCCAATCTTGTGCGCCCCCTTTGCCCCGGTGTTCTGGCAGGTCATGACGTTCCCGCGCAGGTCGACAGCGATGGCTTCGGTACTGTCCATGCCGCATTTCTGGCCAAGGGCTTCGATCGGCCGCCGACGCTGAATCGAGGCATAGAATTCGTTGATGCGTTCTCCGAGACTGAAGGCATTCGGGTCCTCAACCAGTGCTTCGAAGATCGACCGCGTTAGGCTGTTCAGTTCGGCAGGCTCGAACCGTCCCGTTCCGATGGCGGTCGCGGCGTCATAGACATTCACGACGCCCTCGAGCCCAACAAAGATGTCCGGCCCGACCTTTTCGGCGAACCAGTCCTTGAGCGCCCGAAGGTCGTGACGCTCGCGCGTTAGCACTGCATTGAACCCGATCTTTTCCGGGCGCTCGGCCAACAAGGTTTCGATCCATTGGCGCTTGGCAGGATCGTCGAACGGATCCGGCCCGCGCAGATGCTGACCGGGCCCGTCATGCGAGATCGTGATTTCAATGTCGTGTTCGGCAATGAAATCCAGTTTTTCGCGGGAGAAGAGCGAACCATTCGTGACGATAGAGAAGCGCGCTGCCGGAAAACGCTCTGCCAGCGCGGGGATCAGTCGCTTGATCTTGGCCCAGTAGAGGAAAGGTTCCCCGCCCCAGAGCTCGATCTTTTCCGGGGCGTCGGTGATCCAACCGTCAAGTTGGGTCAGGAAGTGCTCGACATCGGCCAGCTTCGAGACCGTGGCATCGGCGATCTGGAAGGCCTGGCTGCAATAGCTGCAGGCATAATTGCACGACAGGCCGAGTTGGATTTTCAGGATGCGGGGGGCGCGGGATTTTCCGAGGGGCTTGTCTTTGGCCACGCGCGGTACCGGCGCGAAGATTCCCGGCTCGATGGGCAGCGACAGCCCTTCGCATTCGGAGGTGTGGGGGTTGTAGCGCACTTGGTGACGGCTGCCGTCACGCGCTTCCAATGTCAGATCAAACCACATCAGTCGAACAGCCTTTCCTCGATGGCCACGGGCAGGTTGACGCGGAAGTTCGCGACCACCTGTACATGCGGCGCGCTCCCCTCGTAGGGGTGCTGGTTATGGGGGATATGAGAGGGGAAGAAGACCGAGAGCCCCGGCCGCGGGTTGACCGAGTAGCCATGGCGGCTCTCATAAGGCAGCCGCCCCTCATCGAAGTACCGCGACGGATCCTCGATCACGAAGCGCGGGGTGCCTATGGAATTCACTGGCTGGACCGACCCACTGCCGGTCAGAAAGTGGACGCAGGTCAGGTCGCCCTCGCGGCTGTCCTTGTGGGTTGAGATGAAGCCGCCGGGCTCGATGACGAGGGCACGATTTTCGCAATGATCGGAGTCGAGATATCGAGCCCAGGGGCCGAGGACGGCACGCGCGCAGACGAAGAGATGGGCTTTCAGGGTTTGGCCGGCGTCACTGCGCTCGAGAATGCCCCGCACTCGGCGCTCGGCCGCAGACAGACGCGTGCCAGAACTACAAACTGCCGCAACGGCCTGATCTGCCAGCTGTCGGTTCACTGGCCAATCGACGGGCGTTTCAAAGAAGGTGACCCGCGTCGGCCAGAGCTCCAAAGTGGTACTGCGAACCTCCATCGTCAGCACCTGCAGGCGCAGTTACAGTTGAAGGTCTTACGGTTTGCCGTGATCGTGACCGACCCCGCCGCGCCGCCGCCGGACAAGCTCTCGACGTAGCAGTTGTAGGTGGCCGTTCCGCCCCAATTTGTGTTGACGCTGCCGATGCCATAGACGGCTTGCGCCCCCGTGGCACCGGATGTCGGCGTACCATTTACAACCGACACATCGCTGATATCGCCCGTACCGATCGCGGGTTTATTGGCGATGCGCGACCAATCCACATTGCCGCTGTCATCGATCACGATGGTGGTTCCGACCTTATAGGCCATGGGATGCTCCTTGTGCCTGATGGGCCAGGATCTCTGTGAGACTGGCCTTGCAGTGGGAATTCGGGAGTTCGAGGGAGCACAGGACCGGGATGCACATCCGCTCCTCGCCCTCAAAATAGGTGCTATCGTGCGGCAGATGCCCCTCGAACACGACCATCGAGCCCGTGCGCGGCTCGACCGCATACCAGCCGCCGACATAGGCGTCCGGGTTATTACAGGGCCAAAGCCGCTTGCCGACATTGGCCGGATCGTAAAACCGCACCGCACCGCGATGAAGTGAAGTGTCCGGGCAATCCGCATCCAGGACCACGCGCGGATAATAGGTGCAGACGATGTCAGTCTGGATATGGGTGTGGGCGTTGATACCGACGTTCTCGCGCAACAAGCGTCGCTGCCAGAAGGTGTCCGACATCATGCGGATTTCGCCGTTATGATCGTAGCCATAGGCGAGTTGCAGATATTCCCGGACCCCAGCGGCGACCATCTGCGCCAGCACTGCAAGCGCCGGGTCGCGCCGATCCATCAAGAAGTTGTGGCGCAGATGTCCAAGATGGTTTGTGTCATCACCGACATTGCGCCCGTCGCCAGAATCTTGAATGCGGTTCGCCACCGCGTCCTCGGCCGCCAACGTATGCAGGCGGTCATTGAAGCCCTCGGGCATCTCCCAATGTTTGTGCAGCACGAAGCTCGGATAGATCAGCTGGAATTCACTCGTGGTTGGGATTTCCATCAGACCACTTCCAAAACAATCTTGCCGATCGCAGTGTAATGCTCGGTGTTGAGCTTCACTGTGATGCGATCGCCTGGGGAGAGCCCAAGCGCCTCGATGGCAAAGCTGCCCGTGCCATCGGTGCCCGTGAAGAGGCGGCTTTTTGGCAGATAGCCCGCATCACTCTCGAGCTTCAGCGCGACGGCATGGGCAAAGGCGGAGCCATCCGCGTTCCATTTGAGCGCCACAGGCACATCCACTCGCCCACCGGCTGGCACGGTGGCAGCCTCTGGGCCCAAGCCATGGAAGTAGAACTGCTTGTACCAGAGCCCGTCCTTCGGGATCGTCGCATCGTTGATTTCGCGTGTCTGCATCGTGCCGTTCAACAGGATTGGCGGGATCTGACACAGGACCTCGATCCGGGTCTGATCGAAGGGCACCACGACAGGCAGAAATACCACCAGCGCGTTCGAGATGCTCTCGCGCGCCCGGTAGCGGAAAGAAGTGTCGATCTTCTCGCGGGCGGATTGCGCAAAGCGGTTGCGCCAGGAGAGCGGCCGTCCGTCAGCGCCGACAGCCATGTCGATCAGCGCGTGATCAACGATCTCGTCATGACCCCGCATCCCTGAGACAAAGAGGCAAGATCGACCCTTGTAGATCGCTCCCATCGGCGCGTCAGGAAGATCTGGGACAAAACATTCATTATAGGCCAGATCCACAAAGCCCGCCTGATTGCCAAAGGCAGGCCGCGCCTCGAGATGAGCTAGTAGATCGGCCCAGAGCATGACCCCGCCCATGCCGTTTGCCGTACCAGGGTTTGCGAACTCGAAGACGGCAATTGATACATAATCAGGTTTGACATCGACCGCGTAATGGCGCGGCACGCCGCAATTGGTGATGGCATAAAGCCCGGTCTCGATCACGGTGCGGTCCTTTTCAGCTGGTCGACCTCCTTTGCGAGGTCCTTGATGGCCTCCACGAGGAGGCCCACGAGATTGCCATAAGCGAGGCGCAGAATGCCCTCCGTCTCGACGACAGCCTCCGGCGAAACCGCCTGCACGTCTTGCGCGATGAGGCCCATCTGTCGGGTATCACAGCCCGCCATGGCGAAAGTGACCCCAGTCAGCGCCCGCACTTTTGCCAGCGCATCTGCGATGGGTGCGATGTCGGATTTGAGGCGCGCGTCTGAGGAGGAGACGAAGTTCGGGGCGGTCACGACACCGCTAAAGGTCGCTCCCGACAGCCGGGCAAAGGCGCTGGCGTGGTTGCCATCGAGAAGGTCGGCATCAATGCCAGAGCCAGACCCATCCACGGTCACCAGCTTGGCCAGAACCTGTGCCGCGGTATCGGGAGACCCATCTGCTCCCGCGGGACCTTGAGGGCCTGTCGCACCTGTTGCCCCCGTCGCACCTGTTGAGCCTTTCAGGTTGACGTAAGCCCCCCAAGTGGAACCGTTGTAAAAGCGCAGGCTGGTTCCGGACCATTGATGGGCGGGCGTCGGTCCTGTGGCACCCGTTGGGCCCTGAGGACCTGTCGGGCCTGTGTCACCTTTTGTGCCTGTTGCCCCGGTCGGACCTGCCGGACCTTGCGGTCCAGTTGGGCCGGCGTCGCCCTGAGGCCCAGTTGCACCGGTTGCCCCTGTGGCACCAGTTGCCCCCTTAAGATTTACGTAAGCGCCCCAGGCGGTGCCGGTATAGAACCGAAGGCTCGTGCCAGACCATTGATGCGCCGGCGTTGGACCCGTGGCACCTGTTGGGCCCTGTGGACCCGTTGCTCCTGTCGCGCCAGCATCTCCCTTTGGTCCTGCTGGCCCGGCCGCACCTTGGGGACCGGTCGGCCCGGTGGGGCCTTGCGGCCCAGTCTGTCCAAGTTCGATCACGGTTTCGGACCCGGAGACACGCTTCAGGAACAGCTTTCCGTCGGTGACATTCACCGCCAACTCTCCCGCAGCGAGTTGTGCCGTGCTGGGCACCCGGCCGGCCACGGTCGTTCGTTTTACCAGAACGGTATTTGCCATGATCAGAATGTCCCACCATCAAGGGTGATCCCGTTGATCGACCCCCCGGTGATCGCGACATTGCTGGAGGCTTGCGTGGCCATGGACCCCAGTCCGAGGTTCGACCGCGACGTTGCTTTATTGGGGAGGTCGGACAGGTTCGATGCTGCGGAGAGCTTGCCTGCCAGCGCATTCGTGACCGTGGTCGCAAAGTTCGGATCATCGCCCAGCGCTGCAGCCAACTCGTTCAGCGTATCCATGGCGCCGGGAGCGGCATCAATAAGCGCACCGATGGCGGCAGCCACAAAGGCTGTTGTCGCAATCTGCGTTGTGTTCGTACCGGCCGTTGCCGTGGGCGCCGTCGGCGATCCTGTTAGAGCCGGCGATGCGAGAGGTGCCTTTGCATCGAGCGCAGTTTGCAGACCCGTGACTTGCGCGATCGAATGGCTGTGGCTGGAAGGCGTAAAGCTTGTGGGCTTGCCAGTGATCCCGGCCCAGGGAGCGGTATCCGCAACTTCCGCGGCATTAACCTTGCCATCATTGTCGGTGTCATAGGTGGATTTTGCCATGTCGCCGGCGCCAAAGCCGGTAATGGCCTGATTGACGAAGGCCGTCGTTGCAATCTGTGTCGAGTCCGTGCCCGCGACCGCCGTTGGAGCCGTGGGCGATCCCGTGAAGGTGGGTGACGCCAAGGGGGCTTTCGCCGATAGCAGACTGTCGACCTGCGACTTGCGAACAAGATCGGTCCCGCTGCTGGCATCTTGTCCAGATTTTGGCACGAGAGAGAAGGTTTTGGCCCCACCAACTGTCTGCGTGCCCACCAGCGCCAGAAAGCCGCCACTCCCGGCTATGGGGACGATGGAGGTTGCATTGCCGCTGCCGTCGTCGCCCTTGCCGACATAGACCGTGTTGTCGACCTCGTTGTGGGCAAGCTCGCCTGATTTCAGTGCTGCGGGCGCACCCGCCACGCCCGAGACGCGGCGTTTGAGCTGGATCGTATTGGCCATCAGAAAAATCCTCCATTGATAGGGGCGTCGGTGGGCAGGATCGTGATGCCCGGATCACCTTGATCGCCCTTGTCGCCTTGTGGGCCCGTCGCCCCCTGCGGGCCTGGCTGGCCGCCAAGCCGAATACGGAATGGCCCGTTTACAACACGCACCTTGATCGGCGCGGTGATGGTGATCGGGCCTGTTTGCCGGATCGCTTCACTCATGGGCTCAGCCCTCGCGTCACCGGCAACATCACGGGGATTTCGAGAAGGAAGCCCAAGTGTAGGTCTGGCTCGAGATCAGTGCGCACCAAATCCAGCACCACGCGCCCCGGCGTGAGCACGGCGGTTTGGGACGGTGTCAGAGACAGTTCCAATACAGTTGCTGTGATGTGCTCTATCCCGCCATCAGCGCTTGAGAGTTCTGCCAGTAGCGTCGGATCACTGGGTTTGAGGCGCAGATGGCCGGCATAGCTCGCGGCCTCGGCAAAGACGGGTGCCTCGGCCTCAATCTGCAGTCGCCAAGCATAGCCAACGAGGATCGCCGGACCTTCGCTCAAAGTGGCGATCGTCATGGTTGCCACCCACAGAGCCGCGCGCCGACTTCGTTATGGGCAACGATCTGGGCCAGAGTTTCATCGCTCAGCAGGTCCTGGCGCGAGGGGCGAATAGGCTCGGCCCAATCGCAGTCGTCCCGCAAGCCTCGCGGATCAATCGCGCATCCAGCGGTCAGCCCGACGGTCAAGCTCAGCGCGGTCAGTATTCTGAACCTCATGGCGGATGTCCTTGGATGATTGCAGTGCCCGGACCCGGGCGTCGGCGCGGCGGATGGCGAGCTCGGCCTCTGCGGCAAGCCGGCCCCGGCGGATCAGGAGCCAGATGGCGATGCCCATGGCCGCAACAATCGCGCCCCAATAGGCAAAGCGCCGCCCAAGGCTGGAAAGCAGCGAGGTCAAGATGAGGGTCATGGCGTTTTCCCCGTGCGGTGATCGTCGATCCGGGCCGCCTTCGTGCGCAGCGCATAAATCACCACGCCAATGAACACCGCCGCGCCGATCCATGGCAGGGAGACGGAGAGCCACTCCTCCAGCCCGATCAAGGTGAACACGCGTCCGGCCACATCGCGCGCCTGTTCAGCTTCGACCAACGCTGGTGCAATCTGACTGCCGATCGATCCCGCCGCGCCAATCACGCCGAGACCGATCTGCGCATTGGCAGCCGTCAGGATCCGGCTTTGTGCAGGCGCGCCAGATGCCCTCTCCGGTGCGATTTCCCGAGATGACGCTCTGTCCAGTGCCTCAGTCAGCACCACATCGATGATCGGTGCGAGGGCCAGGTCGTTGTCCTGCCGGAAGGCCAGAATGGCAGCGCGGGTGCGTGGGCCAACCTTTCCATCTATTTGGCCGACTTCGTGATAGCCGAGGGCTTTCAACCGTCGCTGGACAGCCGCCACCGAGAGCGTCACAGCAGGTGCGACATCGCCCGCGCGCCGCACCCCGAGGAGCTTCGAGACCGGGTAGCGCTTCATATTGACGGCGTCGTCTTGGTTGCCGCCCAGGCCCCAGAGCCATTGTCCCTCGATCCGGTCGATGAAGAAGACATGGCCCTGCCAGCTGGACGAGCCGCGGGGGATCACGCCGATGTCGCCCCGCTGGGCGTCGGCAACCTCCACCGGCACACCCCAGTCGAGATAAGAGCGCGCGGTCAGCTTACGGGTCGAGCGGATCCCGGCCCTCTCGAGGCAGTGCCCGACGAATGCAGCGCACCAGGCCACAGAGTCATGTTCAACCCAGTCGTGACCGACCGAGGCGTACATCTCCATGATGATGGGATTGTCGGCGGGACCCGGCCCCTCGGTTGTGCCGATGTAGTTGCGGGCGATATCGAACGGCGTCATGGTTGTCTCCCGTACAAAAAAACGCCGCCCCAAATGGGACGGCGCGCAGGATTTCTGTGTGTGTTGGGCGGGTTATTTCTTGCGGCATAGCCAGGCGGCCAGCAGAGCTTCTGCCCCACGAGGGCCCAGGTATGCGAGCGTTGCCACGAACCCGGTCGAGACGGGCTGCGACAGGCTGATATAGCGTGCCGCTGCCTCCCCGATCAGCGCCATGCCGACGGCGACGGGGATTTCCCAGAGGAGTTCTTTGCCGAAGAAGCGTCTATTGCCGAGCTTCACCTCCCCCGAATGCCACATCAGCCGGCCGGTGAAGGCACCGATCAGTGTGGTCACCGCCCCACCGAAGAACGAGTTGATCATGTCGATGAACCCACCGTCATTCATGGGCGTGCCTCCTCAAGCGCCGCCACCCGGGCGGCCAGTTCCTTGACGGCCTCGATCAGAAGACCGGTGATGTTGCCGTAAGCGACGGAGAGCTGACCCGCCTCGTTGTCCCGCACCACTTCGGGCAAGACCGGCTCGACCTCCTGGGCGATGACGCCGATCTGGCGGCTGCCATCCATGGTGAAGCGCACGCCGCGCAAAGCGCTAACCAAGGCCAGCGCATCGACGATGGTCTCCACCTCCGACTTCAACCGTGCATCTGACGACGAGACGAAGTTCGGGGCGGTGACGACGCCGGTGAAGGTCGCGCCAGCGAGCGCAGCCTTCGCCGCGATCGCCGCGTCGTAGTCGGCGGCGGATTTCGTGGCCATGGTCCCGAGGCCAAGGTTCGTGCGAGCTACAGCAGTGTTCGCGAGCCCGGCCAGATTGCCTGCCGCATCGAGCAGCGCATCCCAGCCTGTGTTGGTGGCGTTTCGTCGGCGCAGCACAGGCGGTGAGACCGAGGTGTCGGCCCAGAGCATGCCCGCCGTCGTCGCTGTTGGCGCCGAGGCCCCCGCACTCGTCGATTGCAGCGCCGCAATCACCTCATTGATGCGCGACCGAACGGCCGCGCCTGCGTCGTTCGCAATCACGAAGCTGGATGTCTGGGGCATTAAGCGACCTCATCGGCGTAAAGCCGCAATTGGCTGACGATGGGCGTGTAGGACGCATCCTTCGTCGTGAGAAACGCCCGCGCCTCTACCGCGCGGGCTTCGATTTCATGGTTGTCGAGACGACCCCAGGGGCCCCAGTTCGGCGATGCAGTCGGATCATCATCGGTCTCGCGGATCTCAAAGAGTACGTCGATTTCTGCGCCGGCCGAGCCGTCGAAGTCAGCCCACGTGTCCATCAAGGCGGTGCGCGCGTCGATCCGATCGTTGAGTGCCAATGCCGCCACGCCGATTTCCGAGCGCAGGCGGACACGTTTAACAGCTCCAAGGTCGAGACCGGTGGCGAAAGCGTATTCGCCGTCCATTGCCGTCACTTGGGTTACGCCATTCGTGGTCGCGGTGGCGAGTGTCAGGTTCGCACCCGTGACCTGCAGCCCGGATTTTGGGCCGACAAAACCAGGATCGGCTTGCAGAAAGTCCAAGGTCGAGAAGGCCAGCACTTGCGCGCCCTTGGTCGAGACCCGGGTTTCAGGGCCAGCACGGCCGCCGCTGTCTTCAGCCCGGACCAGATAGGTACCAGGTTTCAGCGGCACGACGGCGATGGCCTCGCCGCCCGAGACCCGGTCCATCGAATAGCTGTCGGCCCAGGTGGCCGTCGCTTCCTTCGAGTGCCGGATTACGATATTGCCGCCGACCCGCACGTCAGGATCGGCAGAGCGCGTCCATTTGAGGATCGCAAGCCCACCCGCCGTTTGCAGGGTCACATTCTCGAGCTGCGCTGGTGGTGCCGTCAGCCCAAGGATTTCGGCTTGGGTTTCCTGCCAAGGCGAGGAGACGCCCAGAACCGAGATCGCCTTGACCCGGAAAACCCAAGCCCCCGGCGCGATGTCGCGGATTTCGAGCGCGGTGCCGTCGGTGCGGCCATAGTCGATCCAGTCGGCCGCACCAGCAAGTTTACCTTGCAGCTGATAGGCCGCGACAAACCCGGATGGGGCTGCTTCCCAGCTAATCTTGGCCAGAACCTTCAGCCCGCCCCCATCCCGCGTGATGTAGAGGTCCTCGCTGACCTGCGGCGCGCCGGGTGCCGGGATGTCATAGGCATTCGGCAGCGCTGTTCGTGGGGCGGCCGCATAGATCTGCTGCTCGGACGCCGACCAGTCATAGACCAAGGGCGAAGTCTCGCGGAGCACCAGCTCAGGCAACAAAAGCGCGCCATCGTCCGAGGCTGTCAAATCAAGGCTCACCCCATGCACCTCGAAGGGCTTCGCCGCAAAGCCCCAGCGCGCAAAGGACAGCGTCACCACATCGCCGACGGTGGCCGCCCAGGCGGAAAGCTTGCCCGACAGCCGGACCGTCATCTGGCGACGTGCGCGTTCGAGCTCGATCTTTGCCAGCCGCTGCGCCATCGACGCCGAGATCGTGAACGGCAGCGAGATATCGCGCCACTTTTGTTCGCCACCGTCCTGGGCCACATAGACAGCGCTCGAATAGGCCGGGAAGTCATCTGGCTGCCAGTCGTTCTCGGGGCTTACGAACTGGCCGCGCACGCCGTTGAAGTTTGACGACATCGTCACGCGCGTCGCCAAGGTCAGCCCACCTTCGCGGACATGGTCCGAGGTAAGCGCCACATCGGGCGCACGCCAAGCGCCTGCATGGATGCGCCAGGCTCCACCTGAGAAGGCGCAACGCCCGGCGAAGGACGAGAGCATCCCCTCGATGATCGTCTTCGGGACCTCCGAGAGGATGATCACCCCATTACAGGCATAGCGCGGCTCGAACCCGCCACCGGCCAGCGCGACAGTCTCGTCGCATATGTTCGCCGCCTCGACCAAAGACATCTCGTCAATCCCGTCGGGCTGCCCGATCCGCGCGCCGATGCCCCAGGTCGGGTTGGCCATGTAATCGGCAAGGCAAAGGGCGGGGTTTTCCGAATAGACTGCGGTTTGCGTCCGCGGGTCCCAGATGTCGTCCTTGCCCTCGAGATCGACCGTGATGTTCGGGATCCCGCCCGGGAAGGCATCCTGGTCATAGGTCAACCGCAGCCGGATCGCGGCACAGCCCCGCAGCCGATGGTTCTCGGTCCACTTGTCCGGCAGCGCTGCCTTCAGGCCCGCGAAGGCCGTCTGATTTGCAGCGCCGAGTTTCTTCTCGACGACAACGTTTCCGGCCCAGCGGCCCTGCGCGGTCCCAGCGGCATCAACAGCCACTTCGCCCTCAAAATAGATCGCCCCAATGGATTTGACCCGATGCGTGGCCAGTACGATCACCAGATCGAGGTATTTGTTGTCCGACCCCGAGGAATGCAGGAAGACGATGACCCCGCCCTTGCGGGTGCGGCCATAGACGAGGTCGCGCGGCACCACGGGCTCGCGGATCGTCACGGTGCGCGGCTGCATCGTGGTCTGCGGCTTTGGCATCAGGGCCTGCGCCGCGTAGGACAGCAGAAGCGTCCCGCCAATCCGCAGAAGTGCGGCACCAATGCCGCCTGCAGCCAATACGCCGCTGATCGCCCCCGCGATCGCGGTGACGGCTGTCACGATGAAGGGCATGGATTGGATCCGTGTTCAGATGGGCCAGGCAAGCCGGCAAGAGGTGAGCGGTACAGTCACGAGGCCTTCGGGGGCTATCCCAACTGCCGAAGCCCCGGTGCAAATGCCGAAGCCGAGGCCAGTGTCGGCCAAAACGATGTCGCCGCGCCCAGCAAGAAGGACAGACGGGCGCGGTTCGCCCAAAAGGGAGCGCCCCATTTCCTCGAGCGAGGCCCAGCCCAAGCGGCGCATCACGCGCTCGCCGCCGAGCGCGGTTGTGTAGCGCCCGCGCCAGAGGGCCGCGATGTCCTCACCGCCGGTCAGGATCATACGCGTTTCAAACGCAAAGGTCGGGCAGTCATGGACGCCCCAAACGAAAGGACGCACGCGTGCGGTATCGATCGCCGATGCAAGCAGGCGTTCCCAGTGATCAACGCGTGCCATTTCTATCCACGTCCCCAGGTGATTTCCCGATCCTGGATCGCGGTGACGTATTCGAACCCGAGATCGCCGGGAAATAGGACCTGCTGGCTTTCATGGGTGTAGCGCCAGGTCCGCGCCACGGTCAGGTCGATGAGACGGCTCTCATAGCTGATGGTGATCGTGCAGGTGTCTGCGTCGTCCTTGATTTCAGGGACATCGAGGCGACCAGAAAAGGCCTGAACGGGATCGGCGATGATGCTGCCATTCTCGGCCAAAAGCCCCAACCAGATCCGGCCCGGCAGACCCTGGCGTGCTTCTTCGATCGCCATCTGCACGAGATCCAGCGGCACGCCGGACAGCGAGACGGCCGTGCCGCCTGCCACGACCTCGCCGGTTTCGTCGAGGGAGCCGAGACCCAAAAGCGATCCAGCGCCGGCCCAGTTCTCCCCATTCCAGCTGACCTCTCCAAGACCTGACCAGATCCGCACCCAACCCGTGGCGAACTGGCCCTCGAAGAAGATGACAGGCCGCAGGCTTTGATCAGCCAGCGCAGTGGCGAAGGCGAGGGTCAAATCGCGGCTCATCAGAGCACCTCTCTGGTTAAAGGGCTTCGCGGGCGGAAATCGTGAAACGGTGCTGATCCGCACGGCTGATGACCGAGGGCACTGGGGCCGTCAGGCGCAATAGAACAGACGGGGCATCAAGGCCGAGCAGCGTACCGACCGGAACCGAGGCCCTGAGCAGCGGCACAAAGGCGAGCGTGGCCTCACTGCCTACGGGCGTAACATCCGACGTGATCTGGTAAAGCCGCGTGCCGGCCTCCGACCCCAGCTGGAAGAAATCCCCCGCGCGCAGCCCAAGTCCCCAACCTGCCGTGCGAAGGGTGGATGCCCCTGCGACTTGCGCCTCAGTCACGTAAGGATTGCCCGCCGCCAACGGTACCTCGATCGATGGATCGGGGAAGAGGAACCGGCCCCGCAATCCACCAAGCGCGGTGAAGAAGGCTGAAAGCCGCCGAGCCTTCGCTCCTTGGGTCACCGCCATATCGATCTGATACTCCCACCAGGAGGCGCCCCAATCCTGGATTTGCGACGTGCCGGTGAACGGCGAGCGCGCCTCGGCGACTGATGTGACCAGCCGCCGCTCGAGCGAAGACACGAGCGTTAGGGGCAAGACAGGAATGGCCATGATTTTAAATCACCTGACCCCGGCGTCGGCCATCGGCCACGCTTTCTTTTGCGATGCGGGCGATTTCCGGAATGGCCGCGCGAAGGCGCGCATCGATCTGCTCGGCCACGCCCATTTGCGCCCCGCGTGCGTCGATGTTCACGGTGACGCCCGAACCAGTGCTGCCTTGTCCGTAACTCGCCGCCTCGCGTCGGTTCAGCACCCGTTCCCCGCGCTGCAGTATCGTCGGAACTTCGTCAGGGCGCAGACCGGCCCAACCGCCAGAATGCATCCGGGGAGCACCAGCGAAGGCCATTGCCGGCACCGAGCGGCGATGTCCGGACAGCCCAACGATGCCGCCCGCATGCGAGACAGCCGCCGCGACGGAACCGCCGCCAAAGATGCCGGAGAGCGCCGAGGCGATGGGCCCGAGCACTGCACGCTTGAACGACAGGACAGCCAGGTCCGCCAGGATTGAGCGCACGAGGCTCTTGAAGTCGAACTTGCCGGTCTCGACGAAGCTCCGAAAGGCGCTTTCTGCGCCACTGAAAGCACCGGTCAGGGTTTCGCCGAGGCCTTTGCCCCAGTTCAGGGCGTCGGTGGCATAAGCCTGAAGAGATTCTGAGACTGCACGCCACCCGGTGGCGATCCGATCTCCGGCACTTCCTGCCGCACCACCGGCACGCCCCATGGCGTCCGATAGCCGATCCGCGGAGGCCGTGGCCTCATCCAGTGCCGCCGCGCCGTCTTCACCGGTGCCCGCAACGGCATCGCGAAGTGCGCCCCAGGAGGTGAGTGGGGCTGTCGCTCCATTCGCAAGGTCTGTGGCGGCATGCCGGTAAATATTGGCTGTTTCCAGTGCATCCGCTGCAATGCCATCAAGGCCAAGATCGGGAGCTGTGAGCGGATTATCTCCAAAGGCTCGCCGAAACGCCTCTGCTGCAGCCGTTCCCGCATCGGCTGAGGCGCCAGCAAAAGGATTAGCAATGTCGCCGAGGCTGATTTCGCCGATCTGACCAAAGGTGGTTTCGATGCCAACCGCCGCCAACGCATCCCGAATGCGCCCGGTGAAGGCGTCAATTCGGCGAATTGCGCCGTTCAGCATGGCCTCGATCCCGTCGAGCATGCGGTTGGCCGCCGAGAAGACCAGATCCCCGATCACATCCGGTAGGCGCGACCAGATTTCGCGCACGGCCAAAAGCGCGCCCTCGAAGGTGTTGGCGGTGGTGTTGCCAAAGGCGACCACACTCTCGATGGCTCCAGCCATGCCGGTCGCCGCATCGGCTTTGAGATCATAAAACATGGCTGTGGCACGCGACCCGGCCGCGTTGGCCCCCATTTTGGTCCGTTCCCAGACCTCGACAGCGACATCTTTCAAGAGCCGCATGGCTTCACCGAAGCCGCCTGCGCCAGACGCCAACCGGCTGAACCAGTAGACCAGTTCGCCTGCGCCCACGATCAGCGCACCGATTCCGGTGCGGATCAACGCGCCTTTCAGGACCACGAGCGTTGTAGCCAAACCCCGCACCGACAGGGCGGCAGCCGCCGTCGCGGCCACCCAGCGACCCGCGAGGAAGGTGGCAAAGGTGCCTGCGTAGATCGCGAGCCGGTCGAGATTGGCGAGCACCGCGTCGAAGGCTCGGCTGATCGGGCTGGTGGAAGAGGCCAGCGCGACAAAGGCATTGGCCGCGGCCTCTAGCGTGGGTGCCAGCGCCACGGCGATCCGATTGCGCACCCCGGCGAAGACCTGGCCGATACTGACCAGCGCCAGTTCGGACCGGCGCATCGCGGCAATCGCGTCCGCATCTAAAACAGCGCCTAATGCCTGCGCCTGCGCGCCAAGCCTGGTCATCTCTGCACCGCCGTTTTGCAAGAGCGGGATCAGCCGCGTCGCATCCGAGGCCATCGCCTCGAGATAGAAGGTCATCTCCTGTTGGCTGACGCCCGCCCGCTCGAGACTGTCGATATAGAGTTGCAGGGCTTCCGGCCCCGAAAGCCTGGCGAACTGGTCCGCCGTCACCCCCACTCTTGGCGCGATGTTCTCGAAGAAATCCGCCATAGGACCGCCGCCGGTTTGCAGGAAGTCGCCCACGCGGTCGTTCACGTCCTTCAGGATGTCGGCGAGCTTTTCTTGTTCGATGCCGACGGTGGCCGAGGCCGCTGACCAGCGCTGGAAGACCTCCGGGTTTGCATTAGCCACCTGGCTGAGTTGGCCGATCTCGTTGGCGGCGGCAACGGTTGAGCGGGTCATCGCGACAACGGCACCGGCCAAAGCAGTTGCGGCAGCGGTCGCCGCGATCCGCGCTCGGCGCGCGAAGGCGGCCATGCGGGCGTTCGCGAGCTCCATTTCACGACTGAGACGGCCGAACCCGCGCGATCCAGCCTCGCCGACGCCTTCCAACTCGGCGCGCACTTGTCGACCGCCGGTCGCGGAGAGCCGGACGCTGACACGTTTCTCTGCCATTGGAACATTTCCTTGGTGGGGCACACCTCGTTCCCAATGGAAACGAGGTCAGGTCAGACCTGATCCGGCCTGCAGGGTTTCGTTGATCTTGCGCACCATCACCGCCTCAATGGGCGGCAGGAGTTCCGCGAGGATGTGGGGCGAAAGCCCGAGGGCCGCACCGAGTTGCAGAGCGGCGGTCATGTCCCAGCCAAGAACGGCACCGCCGCTCATCCCGCCGGCAATCCGAAGCTGACCGCCGAGGCGTTGAACCAGGTCCCAGACCTGCCAGCCCTCGAGGGTCATGGGATGATGGAGAGTGCGTGGGCATTCCGCGCACGTAGACGAACAAGCTGCGCAATACTCACCGCCCCCGCCGAACTCCCAGTCGGCAAGAGCGGTTAGGCGTTTTTTTCTGCGTCCAGTATCAGCGCGCCGGCGATGTATTTGGTCTGGAAGGCCTCGAATATCGGCCAAAGCTCCAGCAGGGCGTCAATGCCCTCGGGCGTCAGGGCTAGCTGCTCGCCGTCCTCGTCGCCGACGCCCTCCCAGTCCTTTACCACGATGCGCGCCACGGCCTTCGCCACAATGCGCGCGAGATCGTCGTTGGATGACGTGCTTTCAGCCTCTGCCACCGCGGCGACAATCGCCGGATCGCTGCGCGCGGCCAGCATGATGGCCGTGGTCAGCGGCTCCACCAGCAGGCGGACACCATGACCGAGGTCGAGCCAACGGGGCTCAGTTGAGAGGTTCAGGCGCAGCATGGTCAGTAATCCTCGCGGTCATTGGTGAGCGTGACGGTGCACATCCGGCCCGCGACGGGATCGCTGGCCGCCTGCCAATCGAAGGTCGCCTGCACGCCTTGCGGGCCAGAGATTTCGATACGGGGACGAGGCAAATAGACGGCATGTGATGTCAGGGTCAGGGTCTCGCCGGTGGGCAGGGTATAGGAGAACTCCAACTCGCAGGCCTCGCCATTGATCGCTTGGGTCACCAGCGTCTGATCGGCAAAGCGTACCACGACATTGCCGGTGAGCGCCGCGATGGACGGGTCCGCGCCATCGATCTTTCCGTCGGCCCGGATCGTCTCAATCCGGTCGAGGTTGTTGGCATAGGTAAGGTCGGCAGAGACAACGTTTCCAATATTGGCTCCATTCCGAGTGATCGCCCCGTTGAAATGGCCAAAGCGTTTCAGCGCGATGTTGGCTGGCGTGCCCACCGCGGTGCTCGTGGCGATCGCTTCGCCTTGGGCTACGATGCTGGCCGTCGCGGTCAGCAACCCAGACCGCGCCATCTGCCAGTTGATGCTGTCGACCATGCAGCCGGAATACATGGCAAAGCGCGGCACCTCAGGCATTCCGGTCTCGACCGAGAACGACGGCAGGGCCCAGTTTCCAGAGCGGAACTCGTGGGTGTAGGGCCCTGCACCAGTGGTCGTCGGGGTGCCGAAGGCGGCCTTGAGCCAGAAGCCGAAGGCTTCAGCATCGATCGGAATAACCACGTCGCCGTCTGCCGTCACCGCGTCCTTGATCGGGGCCTGCGGATCGCGGCCATAGCCCAGAAGCTCCGATGTCTGCAGCGGTTGCTCGGCCCCTAGCGTCGTGCTGGCGAATGGCATCTTGGTGAAGCCGCTCACTGGCGGCATGCCATAGGTCGTCTCGAACGCAAGCGCCATCTGCGCTCGCGCCCCTTGGGCTCGTGCCATGTTGTTCTCCTCGGGTTGTCGGGGTCAGGCCAGCGGGTCGGCCGTGGAATAGTGCAGCATTACCGGGATCACGGCGGCTTTCAGGCTGGCCGCACCCTCGACAGGCAGATCTACAGCCTGCGGCGCCTCCGCCTCGACCCAATCGCAGAGCCCGCCGAGCGTGCGATCGACGGCGAGCGCCGTGCCGATGCTGGCTGTCAACGTGTCGAAGTGGACATCACGGTCAGGGCCTTGAACGACCGCCTCAATTTCAGCCCGGTGTTGGTAATGGTAGGTCAAAGGCGACAAGGTGACGTCCGGTTCTCCCGGTTCGCCATCGCGCAAGATCAACAGGCCGGTGACCGGGACGCGCTCGGGCAGTACCTCGCCTCGTAGCGCGGCGGCGGGCAGCACCGAAAGCCGCGCGTGCAGCGCGGCGAGTATGGTTTCGCGGGAGGTGGGCATTGACGCCTCGCTATGTCCTTTTTGTCGTAACCCGAAGATCAAGACCGGAAGCGGGCGACAAGGAATTGAATAGGGATTCCGCCTTGTTCAGGTCCATTACGAAGAACTCCTTGCCCAACGATGTCGCGCCAAAATCCTCAATCGCGCGCGATTTGAAGGCGGTTTCGGCATCACCGGCGGTTGCCCGATTTGGAAATTTGGCGGTTCGGATGATCTTCCACCCAATGGTCGATGTCTGGGGAAAACTGAGGTTCAAAGCCTTTAGGCGGTTCTTTATGTTTCCGCTTATCCCGATCTTCACGAGCCCTACGCCTCTGGGAACTGGCCGCCCCGCCAGAAGGTCAGCACCATCGGGAAAACGTGCCAAATACAATTCATGCGGCTTATCCAGTGTTTCATAAGACCGGTCACCAAAAGCCCCAAAGATGCCCTTCGAAGGCTTCAGTAACGAGGCAATGGAACCCACCGGGGCTTCATCTTCTGGAACTTGAAGAGGCGGCTCGCCATAGACATTGGTTTCAACGAACGGAACCTTTTCCATAAGCCAGCGAGCTTCTTCCGGAACCAGCCAAGTTCCGAAACGAGCAATGTACCGGCCATTGCTTGGATCATAACTCTTTGGGAAGACCTGTTTGACGTCGAGTGTGTGTGATGTCCGCCAGGCGCGTCGCACCGGCATGGCATTCCGCCACTTGTCCTGGCGCCCAAGACGGATGTTTCGTTCCTTCGCCGCTTCGGACATTTTGTCCCAAGAATCGATTGCGGTTCTCTCCACCTCCAGCACACCCAGCAGATGGTGAACGATCTTGCTATCGGTCTCAGGGCTCGCCGCGCCATAGATGCAGACCAGTTGGCGTTCGTCGATCATTGAGAACAAACGGTCTCGGTCCTTGGGATCAGTGAAGCCGAGAATTCCTTCTTCTTCGGGCGCGAAGCCCCAAAAGCCTGTCAGCCAAACCGAAGAACCAGCGTTTAAATTCATGCTTCGCTTCCATCAAGAAAAAGCCATTTTATCTCAATGGAATAATGGATTCCAAACTTCACGTCTACAATGCAACGAACGCCTGGCTATCTCCCGTTCACCCAGTTCGCCACGATCAGCCCCGGCACCGCCGCCTGCGCGCGCTCCGCATCCCGCGCGAGGTCCAGCCGTTTTGGGAGCTTCACCTGTGGCACCAGAATAAAAATCGGCACCGTTGCCTTGCCACGGCCCGTCTTGGACCGCGAGGCAACACCCAATCCCCGACTGTTCAACCGCCCATCGGCCACCAAGAGACTCGGTCCTCGGCGCCGATAAACAAATCGCAGCCGCAGTCCGCGTCGCCGCTCCCATTCCCCAGGTGTGATGCGGCCGCCTTTCAGGCCTTTGCCTGCCGCCGCCGTCGGGATGGCCAGCCAAAAGCCGTCCTTCGAGTGGATCAGCGGGCCCGTGTCGTGTGCCCCGACAACAACTGGGGCCTTCGACCAGACCAACGCAGCGGCTTTCAAGCTTTCACCCGCTTTGGGATAGGTCTGGCTCCGGATCGAGTTCGCGAGGCGCCGGCCAAGCCCCGCCTGCCTGATCTGTCCACGCCAAGCGGATTTCAGGTCCGTGCCAGCTTCCCGCATAGCCGCACTGACGGCCTTCTCGCCTGCCTTGATTTCGGCCGCCATCACGGCAACGAGGTCTGGTGCGATGTCGAGGCCCAGTCTCATGCGGGGGTCAGCTCAATCGTCCAGATCAGCCGCTCTCGGTCACGGCGGGGCTCGCCCTGGATCAGAAAGGTTTCGTCCCCGACCAGGATCTGCTCCTGAGGTCGAGGGTCTGGAATATCCACCACCCGAACATCGATCCGAGTGGTGTCTGACATAAGCCGCGCCGATCCGAACTCGGTGATCTCATCGGGGCGGCGCAAGATGCCCCGGGCGCGCGTAAACTGCCCTTCGCTGTCCCGATGCCAGATCTCGACCGAGAGATTGGCATCGAGGAACAGCACCCCGAGGGCGTCAGTGAAGGCGCTCATCAGGTCCGCTTGGCCGAGCGCAGCACCTGCGGCCGTGTGCAGATCGGCAGCGGGTTGCTTTCGATCTCGAGACGCACCCACTCGTCCCGGTCGCGGTCGGGGATCATGCGGGCATAGAGCGGCAGACCCAGCGTGTTCACCGTCTCGAACGTATCGGCGGGGGCGTAGTAGATCTCGAACAGTCCTTCGACACCCTCGGGATAGAAGTACGCCTTGTCAGTCGGCACGCCAAAGCCAAGCCCGCCCCGATAGCGGCGGAAGGTGATGCCGCCAAAGCTGACCTCTTCGCCCACGCGGCCGCGCAGATCGGCGGCAGCCGCGGTGTTGAGATAGGTCTCGCGGACCTCCTTGTGTGCCACGAGGTCGGCAAAGAAGGCCGAGCCGCATTCGGCGCGCAACTGCACCTGACCGGCAGCAAGCCCGCCAAGGCTGTCCTCAACGCTTTCAATCAGCGCCTGGCAGCGCTTCCTGAGCGCCCCCGAAGCCGGGCTCGCGTTGTCGAGATCAAAATCGACCTCGGCCGCCGGGGTGATGCCGAACTCAGTGTAGTAGTTGATCACCGTGGCCCCATCCTTCGGGTCCTTCACCACCCCTTGGATCCCATTGAAGAGGTGGAATTCGAAGGTCGCTTCCGCGTCGTTGCGAAGCCGCGCCATCTTGCGGGCCACTTCGGTCTGCACCTGCTGGGTCGCAGTTTCAGAGCCGAAATCGCGGATGGCCTGGACTTCTGAAGCCCAAAGTACGTCCTGCTTCTTGAACTGGCGGCACACGAAAGCGCGCATGTCGCGCCGTTCGGGCACCTGCTGCTCATAGGCAGAGCCCCGCTCCGAGAACGGGATCAGCGACAGCGTGCCATCGCGGCTTTCGATCATCACGGTGCGCTGGCGCACGCCGCGCGAGCCAAAGAGGCCGGAGCCAGACAGGATTGCCGGTTTGAAGGGGATGTTTTCCAGAGCCCGGGTGAGCTCGATGATGCTGAAGGCGTCGCCCTCGAAGATGTCCATGGTTGCCATGTTTGGGAATCCTTATGTCAGAGGGCTCAGCGCAGGATGATGCTGAGAGCGGCCAAAGCCGTGGTGGCAGCGGTGATCTGGGCCTCGGTCGCGCCATCAGGCCAGACGAGCTCGTGGCGATTAACGATGGCGGGGCCGCGCAGGACCACGACGCCGGGGGCTTCGGCCGCCGAGGCATCGACCCCGGCCCAGAGAATGCCGGCCGCAGTCTGACTGCCGTTCGTGGCTGCAGGCGCGAGCCCGGTGTATTTCCCACCCGTGGTGATCTTGCCGAGCACCGTACCGGGCTCGAGTTTTCCAGCCCCGGACGCGATGGTGACGGTTTCGCGGGTGTAATCGCGGAGGACTTCCCAGACGAGGAAGCCGCCCGCGTGTTTGCCTTCAGTGAGCGTGGTCATGGACGCTTATCCTTTCGTCTTGAAGGTGCGGGCGATCACATCGCCCCAGGATTGGGTGGTGGCTGCACGCCCGGGCTGGGCATGGGCAGCAGTGATGTCGGGAGCGGCTTCGGCCTTTGCCGCGAGAAGACGGTTGCGGATCTCGTCGAGCCCCACGTCCTCCTGGAGGAACCGGCCCGCCATCTGTGGCTGGCCCGCGAGCCTGCAGAGATCGATCACGGCGCGCGCATGGGCGATGGCCTCGGCGCGAACGGTCGCGGTGTCGGCATTAGTGGTCTCACATGCGGCCATGGTTGGCGCCTCCGCAGCCGGATGTTCGGAGTCAGGTAGGGTGTCGGCGTCTTCAACACCCTCGATCTGCAGCTCGGTCGCGACAGGTTCATCGGGTTCACTGGCTGCCTCGACCACTTCCGGCGGAGCGTTGCGAAAGCGCGCAGCATCAAAGGAGGCGGCGAGTTTTACCGGCTCGCCGATGCGGTCGATGAAGCCAATATCCAGCGCTTCCTGGGCATCGAGCCAGGTCTCTTCCGCCATCAGGGCGGCGATCTCGTCGTCAGGTTTGCCTGATTTCGCGGCATAGCCCTGGATCAGGCTGCCTTTGACCTTGTCGAGCGCCTCAGCCGTGGCGCGCATGTCCTCGGCCGTGCCCATGACCAGCCCCGAGGGATCGTGGATCATCAGGAAGGCGTTTTCCGGCATGACGATGGTGTCACCCGCCATGGCGATGTAGCTTGCCGCCGAGGCCGCGATGCCATCGATCCAGACGGTGATCTCGCCCGGGTGCCGCTTCAACGCGTTGTAAATGGCGACCGCGTCAAAGACCGAGCCGCCGGGGCTGTTGAGACGCAGATCAATCGCCGCATCGTCGGGCAGCGCACCGAGTTCCGCGAGGAACCCCTTTGCTGTGACGCCATAGGCGCCGATTTCGTCATAGATCAGCACTTCCGTGCCCGAGGTGCGGGCACGGATCGTGTACCAGGATTTCATGGGGTTACTCCTGTTGTAGGTCGGTGCCCGAGTTATTGTCGGACGGTCCGTCACTCGAATTTGGATCGGGCAATTGGACGGGCGTTGCCCTTGCCCCCTGGGTTTCGCCGGGGCTGGCGCGATAGGTCAGGCCCAGATCGGCTGCCCGTTTCGCGTCGGATGCGTTTTCACGGTCAACCTCTTCGATGTCATAGCCGGTGGCCTCGACCACCTTGCGCCGGGAGGTCAGGCCCGCTTCCATAGCCAGCACCTGCGCCTGGATGTCTTTGAGCGGATCGACCCAATCCCACCGTGGCGGGATCCATTGCACCGGCCGGGCCGTGACAGGATCTGCAACCAAGGCGCCCGAGAGCACGGCCGTTTCCAGCCAGCGCCGCCAGATGGGGCGGCAAAGCTGGTGCGCCATGACCCCATGCTGAAGCTGGCCAATGCGGCGGCGGAACTCGACAAGCTCAGCCCGCAGACTCGAATAGTTCGCCTGCCGAACATCGCCGGTGACAAGGTGGTATGGCAGCCCCAGCGAGGCCGAGACCGCTAAGAGCGTGCGATATTGAAAGGCCTCATAACCGCCACCGACATCAGCGGGGCTGGAGAATTTCACATCCTCACCCGGCAGCAGCACCTGCATGGTGCCCGGCTCGAGGCTGGCGATCGCGGCACCGTCAAGGTCGGCCTCGCCTTCGCCCATCATCGGGTCTTCTGGGGCCGTCTTGGTGATGAAGCCCGCGAACATCGCCGCCGTCTTTTTGCGATCGAGTTCAGCGTCATCGTATTGGTCCAAGAGGAACAACCGCACCATGGCCGGTGCCACATGAGGCAGGCCACGGATCTGACCGGCGTCGATGGGCCTGTAGATGTGCAGCACCTCCTCGGCAGGCACCCGCACCGTGTCCGGCGCCACTACCCGCTGATCCGTGCTGTCGCCCGGATGACGGCGGCGGAAGTGATAGGCCACGCGCCGCCCAATCAGGTCGAATTCGATCCCGCATCGGATTCGATTGCCGTTCGGATCCGTTTCGGTTTTCTCGAAGGGCAGCATCTCGGATTGCAGAAGCTGCAACTGTAGCGGCACCAGCAGCCCGTCTTCCGCGCGACGCGGGCGCAAGCGCACAAAGCACTCGCCGGCGACAAACATCTCACGCGCGACCATGGCCTGCAGGCCGTAGAAGTCGGTCAGACCATCGGCATCCGCCTCATCCGTCCAGGCCAGCCAGAGCTTCTGGACCTGGTCGCGCAGTGCCGCATCCGTAATGAGCGAAGACGGTTTGATCCCATCGCCGACGAGGTTGGCTGCGAAGGCTTCGCAGGCATTGGCAGCGTAGCCGTTGGTCACCACCAACTCACGGGACCGAGCTAATAATCGCGGGCCGCCAGAGGCAACCAGCGCGTTGATGTTCTCGAGCGGCGGGTTCCAGCCGCGCAAGCGGCGTTTGGCCATCGCCCCCTCAAGCCGCGCGCGCATGGCGTCAGAGCCGCCCAGCTTGGGGCGGCGGAAGAGATCGAAGAGTGCCATCTGATCAGAGACCTTTGGCCGTCGTTATGCGGACCTGCCGGACCATGCGACGACCCTCGGCAGAAGCGATTTCGCGGTCTAGGGCCTCAATGGCACGGTCGATCTCAGCGACGGAGCGATAGTCGACCGTTTTGCCGTCATAGCTGACACGGGCGACGCCAGAGGATCGTTGTGAAGAGAGCGCTTCCCGGCGGGCGCGTAGGTCCGTGATTGTGGCCATCGCCATCACCTCGTAAGTTCGACACAAAACCACCGCTAGGCCGCGTCATGTCCACCAAGATCGCCCGTATCAGGATTGAACTCGAACATATCGCTCCGCTCATCTGGCGGCGCGTTGACGTCAGCCTGACGACCAATCTTCGCGCACTGCACGAGATCATTCAGGCGGTCATGCCCTGGGAGAACTACCATCTTTATCAGTTTGCCGTGGGCGAACGTGTCTATGGCGAACCCGATCCCGAGGATGCGGTCTGGGGCCGCAAGATCTATCAGGCCAAGGGCATGCGCCTCGGCACACTTGTGGACCGTGGTGTGACCGAACTTCTTTACACCTACGATTTTGGCGATGACTGGCAGCACCGCGTCATTCTCGAGGAGGTCATCGAAGCAACGGCCGGCACCGACTATCCCCTCTTTATCGATGGCGAGCGCACAGCCCCACCTGAAGATGTGGGTGGTCCTCCCGGGTTCATGGACTTCGTTGAAGCCATGGCGAAAACACGCCATCCGCAGCGCAAAGATCTGGTGCGCTGGTATGGTGGCCCCTTCAACCCTGTGGATTTCGGCGCGGAGCAGATCGCCGAAAGCATCCGCGAGATCGCGGTGAAACGAAAGGCCGCCCTTGAGGCCTTCGAGCGCAGCCGTCGCAAACGGCTACACTGATTACATTGGCTTATCCCATATAGGATGACCGCGCGACGCGGCGGACCTGCGTTTTGCGAGCAGGTTTCAGGCCTGTGGCAGAGGCCGTGCCCCTGCCATCAGCAACCGCAAACTGCGCCGCGAGTTCTTCCCACCTCGCGTCTGACCAGCGGTCCGCGCCGAGGATCCAAGCGGCCGCGCGGGCATAAACCCGGCAATCGAGTGCCTCGTTGCGTTCCCGCAGCTTCTGCCATTCGAGTTTCGCGAAGCCGCGTTTATTCTTGACCGTGACCAGTTGCTCAGCCGTCAGCTGCTTCAGCCATTCGGCATCGACCCAGCCCGGCAGATGAAGAAAGCCGGGAGGGAACGTCTCCACATCCGCCGGGCTGGTTTCCAACGGATCAAGCCGCAGGAAGCGATAGGTCTCGGCCTTGAATGTCGAGGTGGCGATGGTCCAAAGCCGTGCCCCGCGGCGCAGGCGTTTCCCACCTATTGTGGCGTCCACAAAGGTTGGGCCTGTGACGGGGCTTGCTCTATTGAAGCCCTCAAGGCCCTTGATCGGCGCGACCTGGCCAAAGCCCACCTGGCGCGCCCAGGCATAGACGGCAGCAGTTTCATAGCCTGTGTCGATCGCAAGCCGTGCAATGGTCATCGGTGTGCCGCTTGCGTGAACCCACGTCCGGCCAAGGAGGTCGGAGAGTTTCTGCCAGCACGCCGGATCGCCAGGACCGCCGTCGATGACGATGTGGTCAATGAGCCAGCTTTGCAGGCCCTTGCCCCATGCCCAAACATCAACCTCGATCCGGTCTTTCTGGACGTCGGCGCCAGCGGTCAGAAACAGCCCGCCGGCCGGCACCGTGCCTGCGCGCCAATCCTCTTTCAGCCCTTGAAGCCGCTGCCAGTCAGGCGCCTCTCCGCTTTCCATCCAGGTCTCGCCGAGGGAGGTGTTGATGAAGGTCTTCATCGTTTCGTCCCCACCCGCGCGCGCCGATAGAAACGCCTTAGCCATGGCCTCGAGCCGCACCCAGGGCGAATAGATCTCGTTCAGATGGAATCCGGCCGTCCCGTTGAACGGCGCATCCGCGATCCAGCGTCCCTTGGAGATTGCTGCCCAGCGGGTCTCATCCTTCCACGCGACGTCGCAGTCAGCGCAGTGGTAGCGCGCGGTTTCGGGGCGATGACCGCCGTTCTCGTCCTTGTCCCATTTGACCTGGCCCCAGGTCAGCAACTGTTCTGCGTCACACGCCGGGCACGGCACCCAATACCGACGCTGATCGCTCTCCTCGAATGCCGCCTCAATTCGACTGGCACCCTTGTTCGTCGGCGTTGAGACCAGCACGATCTTGCGGTTCCAGAACGTCACCGTCCGCTTCTTCGCGAGGTTGACCGGGTCGCCCTCGGCCCCCGCGCTGAACGGATAGCGATCGACCTCGTCGCACAAGAGGAGCCGGATCGGTCGGCTTGCGAGCCCCGAAGGCGCGTTGGCTCCGACGATGGTCAGATGCCCACCCGGGAACCGCTTGTGCAGGATCTTGTTGTTGCCGTCCCGCGAACGCGGATCGGCGATCTTGCCCTGCAGGCAGGGCGTGTCCCGCGCCATCGGCGAGAAGCGGTCCTTCGACCAGGTTTCGGCATCCCGTTCGGTCGGCATCACCACCATGATCGGCGCCGGGTCATGGTCGATGTGATAGCCGACCATATTAAGGATCGACTCCGATTTGCCAATTTGGCTGCTCGACATGATCACGACGGTCTCGGCTGCCGGATCCGAAATCGCATCCATGATCCCGCGCTGGTATTCGGCGCGGCTCGTGCGCCACTGGCCGGGCTCGGCGCTGGCTTCAGAGCTCAGCCGTCGGTTCTGATCGGCCCAATCGCTGATCGTCAGATCCGGCGGTGGCTTCAGAACTGCCAGTGCTTTCGCCACCGTCCGCTTCAGGATCGCTGACCCCTGCAAGGTCAATGTCGGCTTCAAGTTCAATTTCTGGCTGCGCGAGATCATCGAGCACCTCGCGGATGGCGGCGCGGATCAGGTTCCGGGTGTCTCCGACGGTTGATTGTTCAAAGGCCTGTGGTGCCAGCCGGTCAGGCAGGGCCAGCAGGCGGGTGCGCAAGAGCGCCAACACCGCGATCCAGGCCGCCTCGATCTGTTCGGCGGCGATCAGCGAACGGCGCTTTTCCTCGGCCTCCATCTCGGCGAGGTCGGCCCGCGCCCGGATGAAGCGCGCGCGTTCGGCAGCATAGTCTGGCGCACCGGCCTGCGCCTTCAGCGCCTGATCGCGCAGATAGCGCACATAACCGCGCACCGACCCGATCAGATCATATTGCCCGCGCTCTGCCTTGGGGATCACGCCCTCGCGGCTCAGTTGCTGGACACGCCGTTCTGAGAGGTCGAGCAGCCGCGCGATCACGCCGATGGGTTGTGTGGCGGATGACATTCGCAGACCCCGAGAGTGCAATTAACCGTATGAAATTGCGTCGAATTCACTGGATAAACCTCGCCACTAGAGCGAACCTCAAGACATCAGAGACGCAATTCAGGACGCATCGAGATGAGCCACCACCCCACAGCCAAAGACGCGTTTATCGCGAAGAAGGCCGCGATCGACGCAATGCTCGCGCGGCTACAGGCGCTGAGCGACACGAACTTCGGCTCCGACCCTGACGCCCTGCATTGGGGCCATGTCGGCAACCTCGACTATTACGCCGAACTCCTGAAGCGCATCACGGACAGCGCCTTCAAAGAAGGCGAGCACGCGGAGTAAACCCCATGGAAACCACCAGCATTCGGCTTCCCATCCGGAACCTGCCCGAGCACTTTGATCGCAGCCGCATCACCGTCGTCCTTGAAGAGATCGAGATGGCATTGATGGACGATGGCGGCGTTTACGCCCAGACCTCTGCCGATAGCTTCACCATCAAGATCGAAGTCCCAACCCATCAGCTGATGGACACCGCCAGCTGCCTGAAAGGCCTCGGCCTGATCTAGCCCTCGGGTTTCGCCACCCGAATGGCCTCGAAGAGCCGCCGCAGCAGGAACGAGCGAAACAGGCTGACGATCGTGAAGATTCCGCCCATCGCGAGGTTTTGTCCGAGTGTCGTTTGCAGCCCAAATATCGGGAAGATCAGAATCTGCGTCACGACCGCAACGCCGTAACCGACGATTACATTGGCGACGGCCTCGACCAACGACATGAGGCGAGACTGTTTCATGCGGCCTCACGTTCCGCCGCCAGCGCATCGAAAGTGGTGTCACTGCCCTCAAGAAACGCCTGCTTGCCCGTAAACTTCTGCCAACGCTGGACGGCCACATCGACGTAAGCCGGGTTCAGCTCGATACCAAGGCAGACCCGTCCAGTCGTCTCGGCGGCGATCAGCGTGGTGCCCGATCCCATGAAAGGCTCGTAGACCGCCTGACCCGGGCTCGAATTGTTGAGGATCGGCCGGCGCATGCATTCCACGGGCTTCTGCGTCCCGTGGACGGTTTTTTCGTCCTGATCCTTGTTGGCAATCTGCCAAAGCGTCGTCTGCTTGCGGTCGCCTGCCCAATGGCCCTTGCCGGACTTGCGCACGGCGTACCAGGCGGGCTCGTGCTGCCAGTGATAATCGCCCCGGCTCAGAACCAACCGCTCCTTGGCCCATATGATCTGGGACCGGATGGTGAAGCCCGCGACCTCGAGACTTTCGGCGACCGTGGCGGCATGCAGCGCGCCATGCCAGACATAGGCGACATCGCCGGGAAACAGGGCCCAGGCCTCGCGCCAGTCAGCGCGATCATCATTCAGCACCTTGCCCGTGCGTTTGGTCTTCGCCGCGCCCGCCTGGTTGCGCCAACTGGGATCGTATTCCACACCGTACGGTGGATCGCTGACAAGCAAGAGCGGCTTTACGCCGTTCAGCACTCTCTCGACATCCGTGGCAACCGTGCTGTCGCCGCAGAGCAGCCGGTGGTTCCCGAGGATCCAGAGATCGCCCGGGCGGCTGATCGGAACCTCGGGGGTTTCCGGAACATCGTCCTCGCCCTCCTGCGGACCGGTGCCTTCGTCGAGGCTCGACATCAGCGCATTCAACTCGTCGTCTGTGAAGCCCGTCAGCCCGAGATTGAAATCCGCCTCCAAAAGGTCCGCCAGTTCGAGGTTCAAGAGGTCCTTGTCCCACTCCGCGTTTTCACTCGAGCGGTTGTCCATGATCCGGAAGGCGCGTGCTTGGCTGACCGTCAGCCCCTTGGCGACATGCACTGGCACAGTCTTGAAGCCGAGCTTGCGGGCCGCTTCCAGCCGGGTGTGCCCAGCCAGCACGACCATCGCCTCGTCGACAACGATGGGCTGGCGCCACCCGAACTCCTGGATCGACGCCGCGACCGTTGCGATCGCCTGCTCGTAGCGCCGCGGGTTGCGCGCATAGGGAATGATCTGCTCAAGCGGCAGGTCGACGACGTCCATGGTATTGTCCTTGAGGATGCCCGAAAGCGAAACGGGTCTGAGGGCCAAAGCGAAATGGGGTCGGATCCCCGTTTCGGTTCAGGCGTGGTTTGTCAGGCCGTCAAGCCTTTGTTTTGTTGGGGTTCGGCGCAAACCGAAACGAAACGGGTATTTTCAGGGGTGTCACTGGGAAACCCTCGGGCCTCGCCCCCCCGAATACGGTTGCAAACAGGAGGGACCCGTTCAATTTCAATGGGTTACGCGGTACAACATTGTGATTGGAGACAGTTTTCTCGGAAACCCGGGCACCATTTGCACCGCTTCGAACCACCCAAATCCATTACGAAAACGGGGAGAGACGTCTCCGCGACGTACTCTCCCCATCATATGCTTCACATAGCATGAATTTGTTGCATCTGTCGAAAACAAAAGTGTTGCAACACTTTATGCAGCTGCAGCATTGAGCCGCGCCGCAATCTTGGTCAACGCGAGCTTGTGCTGCCGCCAAGCGGTGCTGCGATCAACGCCCAATTCGTAGGTGATCTCCTTCCAGGGACGGCGGGCCGCTCGCCACCAGATCAATCGACGTTCGTCCTCGTCGATCCACAGCACCCAGTCAAAGGTTTGCTCCAGCCGCGTGATGGCAGCGGTCGAAGGGCGGACACGCATGGGCTCGGGCTCCATCGCGAGGATCTCCTTTTCCGACCGCACGATCTGCGGCCAGGCGTTGAAGTATGCCTGCACCTTCACCGGCGGCAGCTTGCGCAGAGTGCGGAACGCCTCCTCGAAATGATCGGCGACGTCGTCAGCCGTCCAGGTGCGATCAGCCATGGCGTACCTCCCCACCTTCGACGCGCTTGCCATAAAGCTTCGTGCCGAGCTGTTCGACCAAGGCGCGCTCTGGCCATGTCAGCCGTTGGTCATTCACGCTCACCGCCAGCAAACCCTGTTCGTGCCAGCCATCACGTTTGACCTCTTCGGGCGACCGACGCTGGCCACCATAGCCTTTGGGGTAAATCCTCATGCCACGCCTCCACGGGTCTCGAGGGCCCAGTGCAGGATGGCTATCGCGTCAGCCTCGTTGTCGTCCGCCGGGCTGTAACCACGCGCACGTGCAGCAGCGACCATAGAGTCTTTTGATGCGTTACCCTTGCCGGTGGCATGGCGTTTGATGGTGCCGACAGGGACGCCCTCGTAGGGCACGCCGCGCAATTCAGCCCATGACGTCAAAGTCGCCATGAGTCCGCCGTAGATGTGGCTTGCATCGGTGCCAGCGTGACGGCGCACTTCCTCGAACCAAATCGCATTAATCGGACCGGACAGGCGGTCGAGTTCTGTCAGCCAGTTCGTGAAGCGCAGATAGCGCATGCCGCCGCCATCGAAGCGACCGGGGCGGAAGCTGGCTGTTCCGGTGGTGATCAGACCGTCATAGCCGCGCAGGGCCCAGCCGGTCGTGGTGCCAAGATCAAGCGCAAGGATCGTGCGTGCCGGTTCAGACAGCGACGGCGTTTTCAGGGTTGCGTCAGGATTGACGCTAGGGAGAGTCGGGTTAGCCATGTGCGGCCTCCTCTTCTGGTTGGCTGCTCGGGTGGAAGACGACGGCGGTTGATGCTTGGCGGTACCGGCCGCCGTCGTCGGATCAGAATTCAATCTGTACGACGTGGTGGACCCCGCGATTGGGCCTGACGTACGGGAGGAGAGGCCAACCCTAGGGGGTGGCCTCCCCATACGCAGTATGGGGGTTCAGCACCTAACTGTTCTTCACCGACCAAAATACTGAAATCATTTAAGAAAATGACTTCCTGAAGTCTTCGGCCATGACATAGGCGCCGAAGACATATCATATGGTAACCCATTGATTTCATTGGATGCACACTTCGTGAACACATATGAGTTAGGCCTCACTCATATGACTTAGGTCGTCATCCAGCCCCTCCGGGTAGACCCAGACAGCAGGATTTTCGACCTCGAGGCTAAGCCCGGATTGGGGGCATTTGAAATGGCTGGGCAGGACTGGGCGGGTCTCAGTGGTGACCTCCCCAGTGACCTGGTCGACATGCTCGATCGGTACGCCGAACTGCATTCCTTCAACGCATAGATAGCCGAACCGCGACCGGGTGATGGGAAAACCGAATGCCGAGGGGTCACGTAGAAATTTCACGAACCCCTTGGTGGCGAGGACGCTGAGGCGCTCGCGGATCGTGTGCTTGCTGCCAAGACCGCCTCGGTTTTCAAAGCTCTCGCAGAACTGCATCCCGGTGTAGAGACGCTCGCCCACCGCCTCGTCCAGCAGCATTCCAAGAATGACATCATGCTTTCGGAGCCTCTCGGCATCGAGCTTTGCGCCGACTTCCTTACGCACTAGGCGCTCGTTCATCGGATTGATTTCGACCCAAGCGTCGTTTTCCTTGTCAACCAGCTTAGCGGCCAGCGCCGGACCGTTGCGCAGTTCGATCTCAAGACGGCGCTGTGAACTTTCCTCATCTGGGCGGTGGAGGATCAGCCCCGAGGTGTAGAACCCGCGCAACGCGCTGGCGCCGGAGAGCGCGAGGAACGGATCGTCCTTAACCTGCTGCTTGCTCAGCTTCTTTGTGTGGTGAACGAGGATCACGCCGCAATCGGGGTTGATATGATCGCGCAGAACCTCAACCCGATCCTTCAGGAAGAACATCATCGCACCATTGTCGTTTTCGCCGCCCCCCTCTGGGCCGCCGTCAAAGAGGTTCCGGATCGGGTCGATGCAGATGATGTCGATAGGTTCGGCCGGAAAGGCGCGCCGAATGGCCTGAGCCACATGGACGCTGCCCTCGGTGTCGAGCAGCATCTTTAGCTTCGGCGTGGCAACCAGGTTGTCGCGTGCGGCCGTCAGGAGACGCGGCGGCAGGCTGATCTGCTGCATGCGCTCGCGCAGGTAGTGATACTGGATCTCGGCCTGCAGGTAGAAAATGCGCAGCGGGCGCGGCGGGGTGAAGCCGAGGAAGGGATGCCCGGCGGCCATGTGCACGAGCCAGGAGATCAGCAGATCGCTCTTGCCGACCTTGGGCGCGCCACCCAGCACCAAGAGCCCACCAGGCGTCAGCACACGCGGCGCAATGATGTCCGCAGGCATTGGGCTGTCGTCGTCCAGCAACGCTCCCAGCGTAAACGTCGGCATTTCGTTTGGCGCCGGTGCCGCACTGTCGAGGCGGATAAACGGCGGCCCATGCTTTTCGACATGGATGGCCCAGAGGCGTTCCGACTCTCGCTTGAGCCGGTCCACCGGCCACTGGGGGCGTAGCATGGCCGCGTTGTAGCCACAGATCGCCTCCCAGCCCTCATCCTTCGAGAGGCGGCCGTCGTGCACCATGCGGATGAAATACCCGATGGCGGCCGAGGCGCCCTCGAACCGTGACCAGTCATCCTGACCACCTTCGCGTACGGGCGTGACCAGAACGTCATCGGCGCGCGGCTTGTCCGTCGTGGTGAAATCCGGTGCGAGGTTCACGCCCGGTGCAGGCGGCATGTCAGCCACCGCCTCGATGAACTCGCCGAGATCGCGTTCGCGCTCGGCGTTCAATTCGACGATCTGGACCTGGGTCTTGAGGTTGTTCTTGTAATAGACCGAGCCCGCGACCCGGATCGGCTGGTGGGCCGAGCGGAAGTGCATGTCGCCCCCGACCTTGACCGCGATATCACCGCGCAGGCGCGTCACCCGCGCAAGGTCGCTGCCCTCGGCAGGTTCGGTGAGTTTCCACCAGACATGGGCCTTGCGCTGTCCCTCAGCCGTGATGCCACCGCTTTCCACAACCATGGTGGGCGGGCCGAGATGGCGTTCAAGATGAGCGCGCTTGGCGGCAATGTCGCCATTGTCGATGTCGACCACCACGGCCTGCATCTGCAGCACCTCAGCGGCCTTGGCTTGCCCTGCGGCAGCGACCGTGCCGGGGATCACATAGACAGCCGCACCCTCGCGCGACGCCCAATTGGCGAAGGTCGCCATCTTTTCGGTGGTGTTGTCGCCGGCCTCGATCCAGATGTTGTGCGGGCGCCCATCGATCCCTTGGCCTTTGTCGATGAAGCTCCGGACCGGGATCAGCCCATCGCAATAGCTAAAGACCACCTCCATGAACTGGGCGATCTGTTCAGGGTCTGGCTCATCACCGAAGACATCGGCCACGGGCACAGCGTCGTTGAAATCACGCCACGGGTTGAAATGGATCAGGTTTTCCTTCGGTGGCTCCGTCGTTTCTGGACGGTCATCATGATCGTGAGCCATTGTAACCTCCTTCCCTGTGTCGTCGTTTTCGGGCGGGTCCTTCGGGGCATCGCTCATGTCGGCAGGCTCCAGCAGCGTTCGGCCCAGGAGCAGAACCGGCATTCGAAGAAGTCCTGATTGGCCGCGACCCGTGGCAGCAACTCACCCACATCGGTCGCTTGCAGGATGCGCACACCGCGATCGGACATTCGCTGCGCAAGATCGGCGTCGAAGGGCACCAATTCATGGTGCAGCTCGGCCGTGTCCTTGTTGATCGCGGTGAAAAGAGCCGGACTGGCCGAGATGCCAGGAATCGTGGCCTCCATGTACGCCTGATAGACGGCAATCTGGGCGGCATAGACGGGCTTCGACTTCGTCACGCCATCCTTGACGCAGGCGCGCCAGTTCTTCGCGTTCATGGTCTTGCATTCCCAAAGAGCGGGAACGGTGAGACCAAAGCCCTCTGGCCCTGCAGCGATAATACCATCGACATGGCCGCGGATGCGCCCCCCCGCGACAGAGAAGCCGAACTGGCCACCATCGGGCCGGTTGCCTTTGCGGGTGTAAAGATCAAAGCCCGCCTGCCGGAGCCAGGCTACAGCCAGATCCTCAAGCAAATGACCGATCGCGAAGATGCGCAGCGACTGCCCGGAGAAATCCTTGCCTTCATCCTTCAGTGTGTCCGTGAACTCGAATTGCAGCGCGCGCTCGCAGGCGTGGCCAAGGCGGGAGCCACCAAGATAGTCGCGCGGCGCGCGCGTAGAGTTCTCAGCGGTGAGCGCGGCGTCGATCACCTCGTTGACACGCTCGGCAAAGCTGGGGCGATGGTTGTAATCGAGGGTCAAAACGGAACCTCCTGGGACTTCGCGAGGCGCGACATTGCGGAGCCGTAGCCTTCCAGTACTTCACCGATCAAAAACGTCACGTCGGCTTGGCTCAGGTCACACAGCCGCGTCTGCCAGCCGATCTCATCCATGGCCGTGCCGAGACGTTTCATCACTTGCGCGATGGCCACCTGTTCTTCTTCGATCATTCCTTGCATTTTCAGTCCTTTTCGAGCGCGCGTGGCGAAGAACCCCTGGCAAAGCATGGAGCAGAACCAGCGGTGGTCTCGCGGGCGCGGTTTGTTGGGGTCGAAGAAGCCGAAGCCTCGCGCGGGGCGCAGACAGACGGCACAGGGCATGAAACGCGGATGCCAAAGCCGGAAATCCGGGCGATCAGCAGCCAGCGTGGGCGCGGACGGGGTGCATGGGACATGGATCACGCTGCCCTCCGACCAACGCTGGCAGCTGCTTCAACCAAACGGCCGATATCGCGCCTGTTGAAGCCAAAGGTCATCAAAGCCGAGGCTTTGTAGCGCGTAAGGCCAAAATCGCTCCGTGCCTCAGGCGAGAGGTACTTGAGCTGCTTTTCAGTGGCGGGCTGGTTCAGCCAGCCACGCGTTTTGAACGCGCTTTCGTCGGTCTCATGCTCGTTCAGCCAGTCATCGGCTTGAGCGAGGCACACGGAGCGTTCGCCGATGCCCAGAAGACGTGTCGCCGCGTTCTTCCGGCCACCGACCGCGTACCACTGACCCTCGAACCAGAAGATACCGCCCCAGGCGTTGAAGCCGGTGGCCATGAGCGCTTCCTCGGAGTCGAAAAGGTCGACCCATTCGAAACTTGAGCGTTTCAGAAGGTCGATCTCGGTCATAAGGAACCCCGAGAGGGGCGTTGCTGTGACCCCGGACCCACCTTCCTCCTCGTCGAAGGCATGGCCGCAGATGGGGCATTCGCTGCTGGCCAGAGGAATATCTGCTCCACAGGACGGACAGGCCTTTGTCGGCGCCTCACCAGAGCTAGTCTTCCCGTCCAGATCGACATCCTGCTCCAGCGTACCGTGGATCAGGCTCGAGGTGCCGAAATCCAGAACGATGCAATCGGTCTTTACGACGCCTGGGAATTCCTCAGGATCGACCGTGCGCAGCCCACGTCCGACCATCTGGATCATGGTTGACTTGTAGGAACTCGGTCGCAGCAACACGACACAGGAGGTGGGCGGGTGGTCCCAGCCCTCCGTCAATACAGCCACGTTGACAATGACCCTGATCTTACCGCCCGCGTAATCAGCCAAGACGGACTTGCGGGTCTCAGAAGGCATTTCCCCATGGATCAGTGCTGCAGAGATGCCTGCGGCCTGGAAGGCATCGCGTACATGCGCAGCATGCTCGACGGTGGAACAAAAGATCACCGTCTGCCGGTCGCCCGCCTTTTCCTTCCAGTGGCGGATCACCTCCTCGGTCACGGGGGCGCGGTCCATGATGTTGGCAACCTCGGACATGTCGAAATCCGAGGATGTCTTTCGGACCGATTTCAGTTCGTCCTGCACGCCAACGTCGATGACGAAGGTGCGCGGCGGTACGAGATGGCCCGAGGCGATCAATTCTCCCAAGCTGATCTGGTCGGCGACATTATCGAAGACCTCACGCAATCCTTTACGATCACCCCGATTGGGCGTTGCCGTCACGCCAAACACGCGCGCATCTGGATTGGCGTCGCGGACGCGATCGATGATGCGCCGGTAACTTGCCGCGACCGCATGATGTGCCTCATCGATAACGAGGAGATCCAGACGCGGCATACCGTCGAGGTTCGAGGACCGCGCCAAGGTCGGAACCATTGCGAAAGTGACCTGGCCGCCCCAGGACTTCTCGTAGGCGTCTACGACGGAGGTGCAGACATTCGGCACCACGCGTTCGAACTTCGCACGGTTCTGCGCTGTCAGCTCATCCCGATGCGCCAGAATGCAAACCTTGGCATCGCTATCCTTGATGCTCTCGCCGGTGACCGCCGAGAGCATGATCGTCTTGCCCGCACCGGTGGGAGCCACCCCAAGCGTGTTGCGGCGGGCGTTGAGCGCAGACACGCTGCGCTCAACAAAGGCCTTCTGACGGGGACGCAGGCGCATGACCGTACCTCCCCGCACTCACGCCCAACTCGGCCGCCCGGCAGTGCCGGGGATGGCCGAAGGCTGGGTGTTCTGTTGACCGGAGGGGGCTTGCGAATGCGTGTGTCCCGGTGCCGACGGGGCCGTATATTGAGGCGCGATTACCCCCATCAGCGTGGCGTAATCCCGGTGGTCCGGTGTCACGGCCGCGCGGATTTCGTTCTTTTCCTCGCCGTTGGTATCCTTGCCGATATCAATGCGGGCCACGAACTCCAGCCCATCGAGGTCGACAAAGCCATTGATCCGACGTTTGGCCTGGGCCTCGGGCGAATTGTCCTTGTCGGAAATGCCCCGCGCGGAGTTCAAAATACCGCGGAGCAGGCCGCGCCCCATATTGGCCCAATTCGGGCCGTTGGGACTATAGAGTCCGATCAGCGACCAGATCTTCCGCTTGGCATATGGCCCGTCGAGAACCGTGAACTCGGCGTCGAGATAGACAGACCCCGTGGTGCCGCGCTTAGCATAGCCTCCCGTCCACCCCTGGCTCGCATCATCGAAGCCACCGGGGCGCAGGGTCATGTGCACCTTGGCAAGCGTGCCCTTCGGGATGACGTTGGTGTTGGATTGCGCGGAGTTGAAGTCGTTCCAGAGTCCGGACATGGCGCCGCTCCTTTCAGTTGGTGCTGGGATTAAAGGGAGAGGTCGACACCGGCGCCGGAGGCACCTCGATGTCGATCTCGGGGTAATTCAGGCGCTGAGGCGCGGGCCGGCCTGGACTCTGGATCTTCTCCATAAGCCTGCCGAGATGAGGGGCTTCGACCATGTCGAGCCGACCCGAACGGTCCTTGGCCGGATAGCTCCAGGGGTTCAGTGTCTGGCAGACAAAGGCCCGCTGAAGTTGGCCAGACGCATCAGGAATAGCCGCCAGCGTGATGACCTGGTCGACGATGCCCGGCAGTTCGAGCCCGGTTTTTGCGCCATCGATTTGGGGCTGAAAAACTTTGCGATTAAAGTCATCGAGCTTTTCATCAAGGATGCCGACAAACCAGACGTGCTTGCCGCGCGTGTGCTGAAGATGGGTCAGCCATCCGATCATCTCGCGGCCATGCAGGCCGTAAGCACCCCGAATGTCGGGCTTGCCCGTTTTGTCGGATGTCGCCTCTGGCTGCCCGCGGCACCACTGAAAGCAGAGCCGTCCCGCCACGGTGATAGAGTCGATGAAGACCGTGTGGTATTTTTTCAAACTTGCAGGATCACCATACCGGCTGCACACCTCGTCGAAATGCGCCTGGCTATAGGGCTGGTCATCGCGCAGCGCCGGGTTGGGACCGCCGATGAAGACGGCAAAATCGCGGCACTCTTTCCAGGTGCGGGGGCGCAGGGTGTCACCCTCCCATCCCTCGACCGCCAGATCCCCAGCTTCGAGGTCCATGAAGAGCGTTGTCGTCGCGTTCAACGTCCAAAGAAGGCTGGTTTTGCCCTCTCCCGAGCGCCCGAAAATGCACCCTTTGATGCCCTTTCTTTGAGCAAGGCGCTCATCTGCAGAAATGATCGGGAGGGTCATCAGCGCACCTCCCCTTGGGCATCGGCCATGGGATCGCTGACGTAGATAGCCAGAAGCGGCGTGCCGTCGGCGTGCGTACCGGCATCCTCAATCTGGTAGTTGCGATGCGGCTCGAAGACCTCGGTCAGTTCCCAGCGGCGGTAGAGCCCTGGGAGCCGTTTCAGATCCTCAAGCGGCAAGTCGGCATCATGTTTCATGCGTGTTGTCTTTCCGTTTTGGTTGGGACGCGCGGTGGCGTCTGAATGGGGAAAGCCAACGGCCGGGCCCGCATGGGACATCGGGTCAGTCGATTTTTTCGAAGGCATAGCGGAGCCGCTTCATCGCGCGCTGATAGCGCTTGCGCGCAGCCTCCATCGGGATGCCGAGTTCCGCCGCCGCCTCAGCCTGCGTGAAGCCGTCTATCGCCACGCGGATCACAAGGGCCGCATCCGCACCGATTAGTTCGACTAGGTCATTGCGGAGCAATATTTTGCTGGCTGCAGCCGGCGCGTCGCTGACGCTACCTTCGCAAGTAACGCGATATTCTTCAGCGACCTCGCGATCCCACAGCACTTCACGCTTTCGCGCGCGGATCATATCGCGTTCGATGTTGCGCTGGATGGTCGCTGCTATCCACGTGACCCGTTGGAGATCCAAATCACGGATAGCGGTGGTCGCCCGAGCGAGCACCTCAGACGTGATGTCTTCGACGGTGCCCAGCCGGCGCGACAATGATCTGCGTCGGACTGCGTCAAATGCTGGCCAAAGCGCCAATAGCATGACCGTCAAGGCAGTATCCGCCGCCGCCCCCTCGCTTTGTGACGCAGCAACCAAGGCGGTCAGCAGGGCATTTTTACGGCCGGAGGGAGCCTTGCTTTGATGCAGTGCATCCAGCAGTGCGGCGGGATCTCTGAAAGGCGTAAGCGCCTTGCTCGAGCCACGGATGGTTTGAAAGTTACGTTGAAATTCCAGCGTGCTGGAAGAACGGACGAGGTGATCACGGATCCCGTGCCACGTTGAGGTCATTGGACGCCTGCCTGACGGCCGGGCGTCCAGCGCCTCCTAGTGGCCAAGTCAGGGCGTCATGCACCTCTGTGTTTTCGGGGAGAGTTGGGAGCGCGCGTTGCCGTGCGCTTAGTTCTTGTCCATCACGTTGAGCGCGCCACAGCCGGGGCACTTTGCGGTGATCGGGAAGCTGGCGAGGAATTCAGCAGGCTTCCGGCGAATATGCATCTGGAAGCCATTACCCTTGCCCAGAAGCTTCCCACAGTCCTGGCACCGCCACTCAAGCGTGAATGCAGGAGCGTCCACGTCTGCCCGCTGGCAGTTGCGTTTGTCAGGGTGGCCGTAGCCAGGTTTACAGTTGAGGTTCATGCGTCGCGCTCCTTCTCGGGTTTGGCGTCATCAGGACGAGGGGGATTGTCCGGAGCAGCGACGGGCGCTGTTCCGTGGTGAATTTTTGAGGTCGGTTGAACTCAGTCGGCGTTAGGCGGCGCTGTCGGCCTTCGCGCTCGACTTCCGGCGGTTCTTCAAGCCAGGCATTGCTGCAGCCTTGCGCCGCTGCTTGCTGTGCTCGCGGGCATCACGGAAATCCGGTTCTATCTCTGCGAGGCGGTTTACCAGGCCTTGGAGGTCGTAGCGGTTATTCTCCCGACCACCGGAGAACCCATAGTGCGGGATACGTTCTAGAAGGCCCTCTTTCTCGAGATCGCCGATGTAACGCTGTACTTGGCGTTCGCTGATCCCGAGACGGTCGGAAAGCTCCGCCTTGCTGGGATAGGGTTTACGATCGGCGTCCCACCAGTGGTCGACGATCTGCAGTAAGACTGCCAACTGCGAGGGGTTCAGCTTCAAACGTTTCTGTGCGCGCAGTAGCAGAGACGGCACAGCACAATATCCTTGCGCGATCACCTTATCACCCCACTTCGCCGCGATAGCAGACTTGCGCTTCTTCTTTTCGGGCGAGGTCGCTTCGCCCTGGTTTTCAACTTGATTCTGCTCGGTCATGTGTGTTCTCCTTGCCCTGTAAATGACGCCAGATGATGCCTCGCGCAAGATGTGCAAAGAAGACATATATGTCTCTGGGGTAATGACGCAAGTGTCTTGGGGCACAAGTCGCATTCGTCTCCTGAAGTAGACGTATGTAACTTAGAGGAAACGTAAGGCGTATAACAAGTATATTAACCCCCCAGTCAAATACGTCCTATGGCTTGGTGAAATTTTTTCGCCAACATCGAGAAAACTCGCGTGTGCCAGTCATCCGGCATTCTTTTCTTAAGCCCATGTCCCATAAGGGCCGATTGCACGGCTTTTCCGTTTCAGATCCCGCAGCCACTGCGCGGGCAAGTAACGGAGACCACTATGAACCGTCCCAACCCGCTTCACCCCGACCGCATGACGGCGCATGAGCGCCGTAGCGAACTCTATGGCCTGCTGGCCACGGCCGTCGTGCGCCTCACGAGCCGCGATCGCGTCGATCTATCCCAGAATACTGGAGACCGTTCGCTACACTTCCCGCGCAAACAGAGCGGTACTGCAGCTCCAACTCAGAGGAGATCTGCATGACCACACAAGACCCCATCCTGGCGCGCTTGGCTGCGTTGAAAGCCATGTCGGTCAATGACCTGAAGACCGAATGGCAGGTGCTGTTTGATGCGCCCGCCCCCAATAACAGTCGCCCGTTTCTGGAAAGCCGCCTGGCTTACCGGATCCAGGAGCTGACCTATGGCGGCCCTGACAAACAAACGCGTCGCCTCCTCGATCTGCTGGCCGACGAAGTCGAGGGCACGCTCACGCGCAAGGCCCAGATTGCTGACCCGCGTAACCCCGTGGTGGGCACCAAGCTCATTCGCGAGTGGGATGGCACTGCTCACACCGTGACTGTGCTGAAGGACGGCTTTGGTTGGGGCGGCCAGCGCTACAAGTCGCTCTCGGCAGTTGCCCGCGCCATTACCGGCACCCGCTGGAACGGCTATCGCTTCTTTGGGTTGCGCGAGCGGAAGCGAGGTGAAGCATGAAGGACGTGACCATAAAACCCGCCCGCCGCTTGCGCTGCGCCATCTACACCCGCAAATCGAGCGAGGAAGGCCTCGAGCAGGAGTTCAACTCGCTCCATGCTCAGCGCGAGGCCTGCGAGGCTTACATCGCCAGCCAGCGCTCCGAAGGCTGGGTCTTGGTGCGTGACCAATACGATGATGGCGGCATCTCCGGCGGCACGTTGGAACGCCCGGGACTTCAGCAGTTGCTAACTGACATTGAAGACGGGCTGGTCGATGTGGTCGTGGTTTACAAGATCGACCGTCTCAGCCGCTCGCTCATGGACTTTTCCAAGCTGGTTGAAGTCTTCGACCGGAACGGCGTCACCTTCGTCTCTGTCACCCAGTCTTTCAATACGACCACCTCCATGGGGCGGTTGACGCTGAACATCCTGCTCAGCTTCGCCCAATTCGAGCGCGAGGTGACGGCCGAGCGGATCCGCGACAAGGTCAAGGCATCACGCATGAAGGGCATGTGGATGGGCGGCTATGTGCCCCTCGGCTACGATGTCGTCGACCGCAAGTTGATGGTGAACGAAGAGGAAGCCGCCAAGGTCCGCATGGTGTTTGAACGATTTGTGGCGGTGGGCTCTGCCACCGTTCTGGCCCGCGAGCTGCGCCGCGAGGGGTTCCGCAACAAGCAGGGCACGCTGATTGATAAGGGCTACCTCTACCGCCTGCTGAACAACCGCGTCTATCGTGGCGAGGCCGTACATAAAGGTAAATCCTACCCCGGCGAGCACGACGCCATTATCGATGCGCGGCTTTGGGATCAGGTTCATGACATCATGGGGGAAAGCCCCCGCAAGCGGGCCAACAACAGCCGGACGCAAACGCCTGCGCTGCTCAAAGGGTTGCTGTTCACTGCCACTGGTGCAGCGATGACGCCCTCTAGCACAAAGAAGGGGACGCGCCGGTATCGCTACTACGTGTCCATGGATCTTCTCAAGAACAGGGAGACGCCCGAGGACGGCATCCCGAGGCGTTTGCCGGCCGACACCGTTGAGGCCGCTGTGATCACAGAAATCCGCCGCGTTCTGCGCACGCCAGAAACCACAGCGCAGGTTATTGCCGCGCTGGACCGTGACGATATCCCCGAGGCGGAGGCCATCGACGCCCTACAGCACTTCCCCAAGCTGTGGGATCAGCTCTTTCCGGGCGAGCAGGCCCGCATCATTCAGCTTCTTATCCGGCGCGTCACCGTGACCGCTGAAGGCCTCGCCCTCGATTTGCGGACCGATGGTATAGCGGGCGTCATGCGGGAGATGATGACCCCACGCCAGCTTGAGGCCGCAGAATGATGACCGCGCCCGACACCATTCAGGTCTTCGTTCCCCTCAAACTGCGCAAGAAAAACGGGCGACCAAAGATCCTGCCGCCCGCCGATTACCTGCCCAGCGAGGATAACACACAAGATCCGCATATCTTGCGCGCCATCGGCCGCGCGTGGGCCTGGCGGCGGCGGATGGAAGCAGGTGAGTTCAGCACGGTCCGCGACCTGGCCATCGCCGTGAACCTCGCCGAGCGCCATGTGGGAAGGCAGTTGCGGTTGGCCTATCTGGCGCCGGAGGTGCTGAAACGGCTCGTGTTTGGGCGAGAAGTTCCGGCCGTGACCGTGATACAGCTCACCGAATGTGCGCTCCTGTCCTGGCAAGAGCAGGAGGTTTGGGTGTTTGGTGGAACAAATTTGCGAAGCCGGCCCAGACCGGCCATCTACCTTCTTCAGCCTGAAGGTCTGCTTTGCCTGTTTCATGATGTGGCGGCCGATGGCGTAATTCGTCCTTTGGCTTCTCGATCTTGA